ATAAAGCACGCTAGATATTCAGAGTTAGATGGTGGAGAGTTTCATCAAATCGAGCACATAAATTCTATTGTCGACGAAAATCCAGTCTTAATTGACTGGGGTAATTTTGGAATCTGATTGGAAATAAAATGACTATACTAAATGTAACTGAATCAACTACTAAATTAAGTTTAGCAATGAATAAAAGAGAAAAGTTTGCCTATGTTAATATTCCAAAGTCATCAATTGTTGCTTTAAATAAAAATAGTGAAAATCCTTTTCCTCCACACTTTGCTAAAGGTGTTCTTAATTCATTAAAAAATACTGATAAAAATGTAATGAAAGCCATTTCAAACTCCCTTATCCCATATATTGAATCTGGCAAACACTTTAAAATAGGCTTAAATAAAAATTCAGAATATGTTTATTCTAATATATTTGAATATTATTTACTGAACAATAAAGAAATTTATGATACTCTTATAAATTACTTTATAAGAAATACACCAAAATTAGTTGTGTCTTTTCATGATAAAAAAATAGTTCAAAGAGTTTTTGGATTCAACTGTCATGTTATCAATGTACCATTTCATAACTACTATGACAAACTAGATAATGTATACGCTCAGATATCTGAATTTAATGAAGGTGTAGATTACTGCCTGTTTGATTGTGGAGTATTGGGTCTGGCTTTGGCGTCCAAAATTTGGGAGAATTTAGATATGTCTATAATAGATACAGGTAAAGTCGTTAGTTTAACAAAGGCAATGGCGCAACAAAACTAAATATGTCTAAAAGTAAAAAGGACATTAGTGATGATGATATTGAGTTTCTAGTAGATCTTCTACTAGAAACATCAATGTCTATCAGTCAAATAGCGAATGAACTAGGCGTATCTATTTCAGATGTTAATTCTAGAATAAATCAACTTGGACTGTCTTGGTTGAAACAATCTAGAAAAAAAATGTCTAGAGGGCAAACTGCACTTACTGCTGTAATGCAAAAACTTCTTCCTAGTGAAGAAATTATTAATGAATTTCATATTGGCGACAAAATGAGATTAGATGTGTATTGCCCTAGCTATGCCATAGCTGCAGAATATCACGGTCGTCAACATTTTTATTATACTTCTAGATTTTTTCCTTCTCGCTACGAGTTTGAAGAAGCTCAAAAAAGAGATATTAAAAAAGCTGAATGGTGTAAAGAAAATGGAATAGCACTTATTGTATTTCGCTACAATGATTCATTAACTGAAACAAGCGTGTATAATAGAATGCTTGAAGCAATTAGATCTACGCCAATGCTAGAAAAAAATAGCGTTAAAAAATCCATTACATCTTCAAAGTATTATCAGGAAATGAAAAAGAAAAATTCTCAATATAAAAAAGATCTTTATAGAAAAATAAAAGGCAAAAAAATTGATGACACTAGATGAAGTAGAGCAGTTCCAGGAAACACCACTTGAATATCAAGCCTTCTCACTATGCCTAAAGCAGGATGGGGCAATTGAATACTTTAGTGAAAATCTCCCACAAGAAATTGTTGGCTTGATACATGGAGAAAAAGGTGTATATGAATTGTATCAAGCTTTTTTAGCTTTTTATAAATCTACTAATCTACAAAAGGTAGATCCAATTGCCTTTAGATCATGGTTATCAGAAGAAACAGATATATATGATGCACTAGGCGGTGCCGCTGGAGTATCTGTTATGTTGGATTATATATTAAGTGTTAACTCAACAGATAAAGAATCAATTGTAGAACTTCTTAAACATAAAGCTAATAAAAGAAAGCAAATTAATTATCTACAAGAATTACAAATTCTAATTAACAAAAAAGGTAATAAATCTCCAGAAGATATAGATCGTATAAGTCTTTTAACATTATCAATAAAAGATTTAGAAAGTTCAATTAAATATAATCCGTTCGAGAAACTGACAACAGCAGATGACATTATAGGGAGAGCCGATAGTCTCTTAAATGTACCTGACTTTATGCCAACGCAATTTAAATCGCTCAATAGAGCAATGGGCTATACTGATGACGGTGGATTCTTTAAAGGCGCTGTACATGCAATAATTGCACCCTCAGGTAAAGGTAAAAGTACGTTTGCTAAATGTCTAGCTAATCATTGGTTAGATACTGGCTATAGAGTCTTGTACGTAAACTTTGAAGAAGCATTGGGTCACTGGGAAAGAGTATTGATGACTCAAATAATAGGTAAAAACGTATATGCAGAAGTCGATAAATGGACTCAGGATCAAAAAAAAGAATATATCAAAATATTTACTAATAAATTAAAGCAGTGGGGAGATCGTCTCATGGTTAGACACGATCCAGAAACTCCGTATTTTGAAGACTTAGAAATTTGGTTAAGAGATTTAATTGGCCATAATGACAAACTTCCAGATGTAGTTATTATAGACACTATTCAATCAATGTTCACTAGGGGTAGCGGCAAAGGAAAGCCACGCTGGGGTGAATTTGAAGAAATGATGGTTAGGTTAGAAAAGCTAGCTAGAGATATGAATTGTGTTTTAATAATTACAGCACAAGAAAATTCAAATAGAATGAAGGAAAAGCGTGAAGTTGTTCAACAATCTGATACTGGTGGTTCACTAGCTATTCAGCAAAAGTGTGCAGTCACAATATTTATAACAGAAAAAAGACTTGCAACAAATGACGATACTGAAGATGAAAATGTTATGCAGCTTCAAATACCTAAAAATAGAATTACTGGTTCAGCATTTTTGTATGATCCTCCTTTGGTTAGGTACAATGATGAAAAGAAAATATATGAACAATATGAAATAGCTGATGATTCAATGTATGAAAAAGATTCTGATCTTCAGCAATTATTAAATGGAGAGGGTTTTGATTGATGTTAAAACTAACGGTAGCTGCAATAAAAGATTTCCAAACATGTGAAAGATTATATGACTACAGATATAAACAAGAGCTTTCTGAAAAAATTTATTCTAGAGATATATACACTAATAAATTTGAAATAACAATTAAAAACATTCTGTATTATTTTTGGTTTAAAAAACAAGCTGGCATTACCCCCTCGTACGCATCGTTATTAAATAGGTGGGAAAAATTATGGTTTCCAAAAAATACAGACCATTACGATATAATAACTGAACAACATGAAAGCATGTATGGCAATGTAGCTAATTTAACCTCTAAAGCCGCAGCACTGCTTTTAAAATTTTACGAAACATACTCTGATACCAAATTCATACCAATATCAATTAGCGACGACTACTTTGCTTTTTCGGGTTCAAATTCAAAAATTGAAGATAAATTTGATTTAATTTATTCTAATGGAGAAAATAATTTTGTTATTAAATTTTTATTTAATTATAAAACAAATCATAGACATATGTATCAAGTTGATTTTACTTCAATGTATCTTGGTTTTAAAAATAAACACCCAGGCAGATTAAGTAAAACAAAATTTGGGTATATCGATCTAGTATCTAATAGCCATCAATTTATTGAATATGAAATAACACAAGAAGACGTTGACGCTTTTGAGTACTGGTGTGATACAATATCTTCTAAAGAACTATTTGTTCCAAGAAGAGGTTTAATTTCCTATTGCAAGAAATGCCCCTTTGACGAACCATGCTCAAAATGGACAGGATGGAAATGAATAAGAAAAGTATATTAGATGATATCCTCGAAGAGGATAAAAGTGTATACACGCAACAAGAAGACGATTACCTAGACGCTCTTTTAGGTGAAATAAATCTTATTTCAGATGAAGTAATTAAGTCTTTCGTTAGATCCGTATTACTGCAGGCATCTGATTTTTGGATAGTTCCATCAAGTTTTTCTGGAAAATATCACCCACCGGATGAGCACGGGCACGGCGGTAATGTACTGCATACAAAAAGAGTTACAAGAATAGCTGATACTATGTGTGATTCGTATAGTGTCTCCCAAGAGGAGCGAGACGTCATACTGGCAGCATGTCTTTTACACGATATAACTAAAGGGGTGAATCACTCTGATGACACCTTTCAGTATGACCCGATGCATCCGTACACAGTAAATAAATTTGTATCCAATGTAATAAGCCACGATAAAAAATATGCAAACGATGCGCACTCTTCGTCTTTGTTTATGCAAGAAGAAACAATACAATCTATTTTGAGATTAGTGAGATGTCATCTTGGGCCGTGGTCTCCTATTCCAGAAACTTATCCAATTACTTACATGGATTATATAGTTCATGTAGCGGACAATATAGCCTCTAAGTTACATACATACATAGATGATAGCGGACTTATAAATGATAAATGGACAAGACAATAACATAGAAGAAAGAATATCTAAAAGAATATATCTTTTTTCCAATCTAGAAGATATAATAGAAGAGTCAGTCTATTATAGGACTCACTCAGATAATTTTTGTTATCCAAAAATATCTATTCTAAATATAAAACATGATGATTGTAGGGTCAAAATTATATGAAAATTTGTGAAAGATCAAATAAGTTTTTATCTTCTTGGAAATATGTAGAAATAGCTAAATATGTTCCCTCCCTTAATAGAGTTATTAGAGTTAAATCTGGAGATAAAACTACATTTATAACCGATGAAGATATTCCTTTTTTTAGGGAAGACAATGATAATACTGGATTGTATACATCTATATGGAAATATAATTATCCAGATATTGAAAAATCAACAAGATTAAGTTCATTATATTTTGATCTAGATAACACCAATGGTGATATATCATTAGAGGAAACCATTAGATTAAAAGAATACCTATTGCAGTATATTCCTGAAGAATCTATTATTGTTTACTTTACTGGCAAAAAAGGTTTTCACATCGAGTGCGAAGCTGTTGCTCTTGGGATTAATCCATCTAATAAACTACCAGAAATTTTTAGGCATATTGCAAACAAAGTAAACGATAAATTAAATCTTACATCTTTAGATTTTAGTGTTTACGATCCAAGAAGAATGTGGCGCCTTGAAGGTACAATGCATCAAGATACATTACTTTATAAGAATAAAATTAATGTGGATTTACTATATACTAATATGGATACTATTAAACAATATTGCGTAAATAGATTCAGCAACATTGTAATTGATCAATCATTTAACTCTAAAGCTAATGAGTGGTTTAGAGATTTTACATATGATTTAGAAATTGAAAAAGAAAAATCAAAAGATTTTATGTCTTACTTCAATAAATATGGTTCATCTGCGTTTAAAAAGTTAGATGAATCAGAAAGAGAATTTACAAAAGAAAAACTACTAACAGGCTGCACCGCCGTACAAAGATTATATGATCAAGCAAAAGAGAAAAAATTTCTTGAACATGAAGCTAGATTATTCCTATGTTCCATACTTACTTACAGTGAAGATTCAATAAAATTTCTTCATGAAATACTTAGTAATTGCGACGATTACAATTGGGAAAAATCTAATAGCCACATAAGAGACTGGGTCAAAAGAAGAGAACTCGGAATTGGCGGTAGACCATATACGTGTGAGAGAGCAAATGCTGTTGGCGTTGGTTGTGGTGAGTGTTCTTTGGAGCAAAAAAAGAAATGGATTAAAGTTGGAGATAAATATATAGAAACAGAAGAAAAGTCTTCTCCATCTCCAGTTAGATTTGCGTACAAACTAAAAAATAAAGGAGGTGAAAATGTCTAATATACAAAATCCAGATGATGTTATTGGAGTGTGCTCTGAGTGTAAGTCGGATCAGCCAGATCAATACATGGAAAGAAGTCCTTTTGCTCAGGAAGGTAAGCCTGTTCCTTGCAAGTATTGTGGCGGAGTTGTAATTATTACATATAGAGAAACAAGAGATAGTGCTCTTGATGGCTCAGATAGAAGTAGAGGAATTTAGTGAAAAATTGGACAAATCTCCACAACCATACAGTCTATTCTATGCTCGATGGACATGGAAGAATTGAGGAGTATTTAGACAGAGCTAGATCTCTTGGAATGAAAGGTCTAGCTACAACTGATCATGGCAATATACACTCGTGGCTTGATTTCTATGATGCAGGTCAAGCTACGGGTGTAAAGCCAATTCTTGGTTCTGAATTTTATCAAGCTAGAAAAACCAGATTTGATAAAGACGAGGAAGAAAGATCTGGTCCGGCCAAAAATGAATGGGAACAAAGAGGGCCATATCATATAACAATTCTAGCTAAAAATAATGTTGGTTATAAAAATATTATTAAAATGTCATCAAGATCATTTCTTGAAGGATATTACGTTAAGCCTAGAATCGATCACGATCTTATATCTCAACACTCTGATGGAATCATTGTGCTATCTGGCTGCCTAAATAGTGAAGTGTCTCAGGCTTTACTAAGAAATGATTTTGACTACGCCCTTAACTCAGCTAAGAAAATGCAGGATATTGTTGGTAGAGAAAATTATTTTATAGAAGTTCAAGACCATGGTCTTTCCGAGCAACGCAAAGTATTTAACCAATTAGTTGAAATAGCTTCCATTATTGGAGCCAAAGTAGTCCCAAGTGGAGACTGCCACTACGTGCATCAAAATGACGCTCGCGCCCATGACATCATGCTATGTGTTGCTACAAACTGTAATATTCATACTCCAAATAGATTTTCTTTTAGTGGTGATGAATTCTATCTTCAGTCATATGATGAGATGGAAAGAAAATTTAATCCTGATTGGTTAAAGAATACCATGGACGTATGTGATATGGTTGATATTAATTTAAATTTTGGAAACATATATTTTCCAGATTTTCCAATTCCAACAAAAGAAACATCTAATGATTACTTCGAAAGATTAGCTTGGAGTGGTTTAAAGGAAAGATATGGCGATGCACTTCCGCAGGATATTATAGATAGAGCTAATCATGAAATACGTGTAGTAAAAGATATGGGATTTCCAGAATATTTTCTAGTTGTTTCAGATCTAGTTAATTGGGCTAAAAATAATAATGTTAGAGTTGGGTGGGGAAGAGGTTCTGCTGCTGGCAGTATATTATCTTACGCATTTAAAATTACTAACCTAGATCCAATTAAGTTTGGTTTAATGTTTGAAAGATTCCTTGTCGAGGGAAGAAAGTCAATGCCAGATATAGATCTAGACTTTGACGATAGACATAGAGATGAAGTTATTAACTACGCTAGAAGTAAATATGGCGTAGATCATGTTGCACATATATGTACGTTCAATAAGACAGGAGCTCGTCAATCTATACGAGACGCTGCCAGAGCACTAGGTCATGATTTTGCAGCAGGGGATACCGTAGCTAAACTTGTACCTCCGCCTATTTTGGGTATATCTAAAAATCTTTCTGAGTGCATGGAAGTTGCTGACTTTTCAGAATTATACAAAAAAGATAATACAGCTAAAGAAATTGTAGACACTGCATTTGGATTAGAAGGCCTTGTTCGGCAAACAGGAATTCATGCCGCTGGTGTAGTTATATCAAAAGGCCCATTAACTGATTACTTACCAATTATGCAAAAGGGTGTAGATAATCCAATTGTAACCCAGTGGGATATGGGTCGAGTTGAACAATGTGGTCTACTAAAAATAGACTTTCTTGGTTTAAGAAACCTAGGTGTCATTGATTCTTGTGTCAAGCTAATAGACAAACATAAGGGGATATCAATTGATATTGATTTAATACCATTGGATGATGCTAAAACTTATGACGAATTATGTAGAGGCAATTGTGCTGGAGTATTCCAGCTTGAGTCATCATCTATGAGAGAAATGATGATCTCTTTGCAGCCAAGAAGTATAGAAGACATAATGGCCCTTATATCACTACATAGACCTGGACCAATGGGTTCGGGAATGGATAAAGAGTATATAGACAGAAAACATGGTCGTAGTAGAATCAAATATGATGATCCTAAATTAGAATCTGTTTTAGCGCCATCTCTGGGTATTATGCTATATCAGGAAGATGTTCTTGGTGTAGCTAGAGAATTAGCTGGCTTTTCTTCGGCAGAAGCCGATGACTTACGCAAAGTTATAGGTAAAAAGTTAATGGATAAAATTGCTAAAATGCGCAGTAAATTTGTTGAAGGTTGTGTTAAATCTTCTCAGATATCTGAACAGTTAGCTAATAAAATTTTCTCAGACATTGAATACTTTGGCGGATACGGTTTCAACAGAGCGCATGCCGCCAGTTACGCAATGATTAGTTATGTAACAGCATACTTAAAGGCTAACTATACTGTTGAATATATGGCTGCACTTATGTCTTCTGTTGTTGGAAATAAAGATAAGCAATCATTTTATCTATCCGACTGTAGGAAGCTAGGCATATCAGTGCTACCACCTTCGGTAAATTATTCTGGATTTGACTTTGAGGTTATAGATGATTCTTCTATTGTTTTTGGACTATCAGCTGTTAACGGAATTGGGTCATCAATAGCAGACGCTATTGTTTCATCTAGAGATGAATTAAATCCGTATAAAAATTTATCAGACTTTTTTAGGAGATGTGATCCTACAATTCTTAAGAAATCAACATTAGAACACCTAGCTATGGCCGGTGCACTAGACGAATTAATTGATGAATATAAAGTTGGATATAATAGATTAGAAGAATTATCTATTTTAGAAAAAGAAAAAGATGAACTTGGAATTTATGTTACTACTCATCCAGTTCTTGGTATCTGGGATATTCTTTCTAAAAAAATAACATGTGAAATTATTGATTTGATTAATTACACTGTTGGATCTTCTGTAAAAATCGGTGGAATAATAACTGCAGTAAAGAAAATCATGACCAAAAAAGGTCAGAAAATGTTTAAGATTACGATTGAGGATATATCTTCTGATATTGAAATAATAATCTTTCCCAACGCAGCCAAATCTATTTCGGATGACTATTTTAATAAAGGTGATGTTTTAATCATATCTGGCAATCTTTCAAAAGAAGGGGATGAAGAAAACCCAGTTGCAAAGATATATTATTCGTCTTGCGAAAAAATAGATTCACATTTATTTTTAACAGGAAAAGCTTTAGTTTTTGATGTTGATAAAGATATATCACCCGTCTTACTCAACAAAATATATGATATAATTAATTCCTCAAAAGGAGATAGACCTGTATTCTTGCAGGTTAATTCTGAAAAACATAAATTTATTTACAAATATAAAATAGAAGCTTCACCCAACGTAGAGTCTTCTATTAAAAAGCTAATTGAATTGGAGAGTAATAATGTCTAGTGTTGGTCCTACTATTAATCCTGTAGAAAAATGGTGTTGGGTATTCTGCTCATCATGCAATAGATGTCAAGACAAGGGTAGATA